TTGTTGCTCAGGTACTTAAAAAAAATATTTTATAATAGTGTTGCGGAATTAAGGGTAATATAGACACCTCCTCAATATCATCTTCAACATCATCCGCAAAATTTGCGAATGATAAAATAACATCATTCGCAATATCATCCGTAAATTTTGCGGATGAAAGTCAAATTCCACATATTATAGATAATATAAACATAAAACAAGAGGATAGTCTCGCGCATACGCACGAGAGCTCCCCACTTCCAAAGAAAAAATCCCGAAAGGAGATAAAGGATGAAAAACCTCTGGTCTATCCGTTTTCTTCAATAGCATTCATGTCCGCTTGGGAAACGCTTCGTCAGACACCGAAATGGAAAAAGAAACTTAATTACGCTTTGCAACTTTCACTTGATAAACTTTCCAAATTTGAAGAAGAATTTGCTATCAGGCAGGTTGAGAGAGCGATAGAATCTGGTTGGACAGGTGTGGTGTTTACTGGAACGGAGAGAGATTATCAAGAATGGCTAAATTTAAAATACAATGGAAGCAATCGGAAAACAGATGCAAAGCCGGACGAAAGCTCCGCCGGCATCCAATCAATCATCTTCGGTAAATAAGGCTAATCAGAAGCAATGGAGCAGGGTACAGGCTGACATATATTGGCGTAATCAACTCGTTGCATCTATGAAAACAATCTCGCCAGTCTTTATGGTTGATGATAGTAATCGCCAATTATTGAAAGCCCTTTATCAATGGGTTTGGGGGATTCCCGGAGTATTGGATGTAAGCAAGGGATTATTATTACACGGCTCTATCGGAGTTGGCAAGTCCACTTTGCTGAAAGGGCTACAGAACTATGCGGCAAAAATCGCCCGCTATTGTATTGGCGGCGCGGATGCTGGATTGACCTTTCAGTTCACCAGTGCTGCCGAGATTGCCTTGCTGTTTGCCGAGAAAGGAATTGTCGGGTTAAACCAATACACAGACAGATCATGTATGCACAATCTTGCCATTGACGAGGTGGGACGGGAACCTATGGATGCCAAACACTTTGGTACGGGCATCAATGCCATTCAGACCGTCTTGCAACTGCGCTATGAGCAGAGATATTGTTTCTACACCCACATGACTACCAATCTGGACCCGGACAAGGAGTTTTCCCAACGGTATGGAGCCTATATAGCCGACCGGGTGAAAGAGATGTTTAATGTGATAAAAATCGAGGGGGAAAGCCGAAGATGAAAGATATAAAACTGATAGCGACTATTCTGTCAATCCTGACAGCGTATGCCGCTTTTTATTTTGTCTGCTACTGGATAGCGGACTATTGTTTAAGGACTTACTTGTAACTGATGAAAAAAGACACACGATTATGAAACCAAGAAAACAACTAATTGACGCCGCCGTAGCCAATGGTAGCTTCAGAGAATGGGCAAAAGTTCCTAATGACTGGAAACCGAAGGAGATTGATTGAGTTATGAAATCATTGAAAGAGATATTATGTAGCTTAGAAGGGTTGTCCGACATTGAATTATTTGTCATAGACCTATTCTGTGGGGCCGGTGGTTTGTCGGAAGGCGTGGAAGAAGCCCGTTTAAATGGCAATAGATGTGCAAAAGTAGTTTGCTGTGTGAATCACGATAAGAATGCTATCCTTTCACATGATGCCAACATTCCTGATGCACTTCATTTCATTGAGGATATTCGTACACTGGAGCTTTCACCGATAAATACTATTGTTGAACGTATCCGTGAATTATATCCTGATTCGATGATAATGCTTCATGCTTCTTTGGAGTGTACCAACTTCTCGAAAGCTAAAGGCGGTCAACCGAGAGATGCTGATAGCCGGACGCTGGCAGAACATCTCTTCCGTTATATTGATGTTATAGATCCTGACTACATTCAGATTGAGAATGTGGAAGAGTTTATGAGCTGGGGAGATATGGACGAAAAAGGGAAGCCTATCAGCATGGACAAAGGCAGGCTTTATCAGAAGTGGGTGCGCAATGTCAAGAAGTACGGTTACAACTTTGAGCACCGCATCCTGAACGCTGCCGACTTTGGTGCCTACACCACAAGGAAACGCTTCTTCGGCATCTTTGCTAAAAAGAGTTTGCCGATAGTATTCCCTGAACCGACCCACTGTAAGGGTGGTAGGCAAGATATGTTTTCGCGGCTGGAGAAGTGGAAGCCGGTAAAGGATGTACTTGATTTCTCTGATGAAGGAACTACCATCTTCAGGGAAAAGCCTCTTGCAGAGAAAACGCTTGAGCGTATCTATAACGGACTTATCAAGTTTGTAGCCGGAGGAAAGGATGCCTTCCTCGTGAAGTATAATTCTATGAACCGTACGGGGAAATATAACGCTCCTGGGATTGACGAACCATGTCCGGTGGTAACAACACAAAACAGACTTGGAGTAGCGCAAGTTTGCTTTCTTTCCAAACAATTCAGCGGACATCCCGAAAGCAAGAATGTATCAGTGGAAGAGCCTGCCGGAACAATCACATGCAGGGACCATCATGCCTTCGTATCAGCGCACTATGGGAACGGCTTTAATCGTTCGGTAAACGAGCCGTCTGCGACAGTTACAACAAAAGACAGATTATCATTAGTAACTCCAAGGTTTATCGCCAATGAGTATTCCGGCGGAGGACAACATACAAGTATTGACAATATTTGTCCGGCAATTTTAACCAATCCCAAGCAAAAACTTATAACATGCAAGCCTTGGATTATGAATACTTCTTTCTCAAATATTGGTAGCAACATAGAGGAACCGGCACAGACAATAACCGCAAACCGGAAATGGCATTATCTGATGAATCCACAGTTCAACAGTGCTGGCGGCTCCGTTGATAACCCCTGCTTCACCCTGATAGCACGAATGGATAAGATGCCGCCCTATCTGGTAGCAACAGAAAGCGGTCAGATAGCGATTGAAATCTACGACAATGATAGTCCTATGACCGTGAAGATAAAGGAGTTCATGGCACTGTATGGCATAGTGGATATTAAAATGCGGATGCTTCGCATTCCTGAACTAAAACGTATCATGGGCTTTCCGGAAGATTATGTGTTAGTTGGTACACAAGCTGACCAGAAGAAGTTTATCGGAAATGCGGTAGAGGTTACACAGGCAAAGAAGAATGCCGAAGCACTTTGTGCAAAACTTAGAGATTTAAGATTGAAGAAATTAAAAGAAGTAGCTTAATGAAAGAATATATAGAATTTTTAAAAGACAAGATGGCCATCAGCCGTCAGACCGGGTTCGAGGTCAATCCGGATGAACTGACACCGTCGTTATATCCCCATGTGAAAGATACTGTTCGCTGGGCGGTGTCCGGTGGTTGCCGTGCGATATTCTCCAGTTTCGGTATGCAGAAAACCGTTACTCAGTTGGAGATACTTCGGGTAGTCCTGAAACACAAAGGCGGCAAAGGGCTGATAGTTTGTCCTAAACGTGTAGTGGTTGAGTTCCTTACACAAGCGGAACAACATCTGCACATGAAAGTGACCTATGTACGAACTATGGCTGATGTGATGATATGCCCGACTGACATCATGGTTACGAACTACGAGCGTGTGCGCGACGGTGAAGATGGTGTAAGAATAGAACCTTCCTCCTTCACCGCAACATCATTGGATGAAGCGAGCGTATTACGTGGTTTCGGTACCAAGACCTACCAGGAGTTCCTTCCCTTGTTTGCGGATGTTCCCTACCGCTTTGTCGCCACCGCCACGCCATCGCCCAATAGATACAAGGAGCTGATACATTATGCCGGTTATCTCGGTGTGATGGATACCGGGCAGGCGCTTACCCGTTTCTTTCAGCGTGACAGCACGAAGGCGAATAACCTTACCCTTTATCCGCACAAGGAGAAGGAGTTCTGGTTGTGGGTAAGTACATGGGCGTTGTTCCTCACCAGACCGTCCGACCTTGGTTACCCCGATACCGGATATGAATTGCCGGAACTGCGTGTACATGAAGAAGTGGTTAGTGTTGATAACTCCACTGCCGGAACCGACCGTGACGGACAAGTGAAGATGTTCCGTGAGGCTGCTCTCGGACTTGCCGACGCAGCGAAAGAACGTCGGGACAACATGCAGGAAAAGATTGCCCGTGTGGTGGAAATCATTAACCGTCCTGAAAACAAAGACGACCATTTCCTTTTATGGCATGACCTGGAGAATGAACGGAAGGCTTTGTGTGACGCCATACCCGGATGTAAGGCTGTGTACGGCTCGCAGGATGATGAGGAAGCCGACGAAGTGATAGCGGACTTTAAGGACGGCCGTCTGAAATATCTGGCCGCCAAACCGGAGATGCTCGGTGAGGGTTTGAACTTCCAGTACCACTGCCACAAGGCAATCATGTTCATTGACTACCGTTTCAACGACAAGTTCCAGGCGATAGCCCGTATCTACCGTTTCATGCAGCAGCATCCGGTTGACCTCTATCTGGTCTATGCGGAAAGTGAGGGCGAGATATACAAGAGCTTCATGCAGAAGTGGGCGCAACACCGCGAGATGGTAGCCAAGATGACCGATATAGTCCGTGAGAACGGTTTGTTCGGCTTGCAGGCAGGGGAAAAGATGATGCGGTGGATGTTTGCCAGCAGGGAAGAAAAGTCCGGTAAACTGTGGAGGGCAATCAATAATGACAATGTTCTTGAATGCCAGACTATGGAAAGTAATTCGGTGGACTTGATTGTAACCAGCATCCCGTTCTCCAACCACTATGAGTACACTCCGACCTATAACGACTTCGGGCATAATGAGGACAACGGCAAGTTCTTCGAGCAGATGGATTATCTTACACCGGAACTTATGCGTATTCTTAAACCCGGTAGGTTAGCTTGCATCCATGTGAAAGACCGTGTTTTGTTCGGCAACGCCACTGGTGACGGTATGCCCACCATCGACCCGTTCAGTGAAATGACTGTATTCCACTACATGAAACACGGTTTCCGCTACATGGGGCGCATCACGGTGGATACGGATGTGGTAAGGGAGAACAACCAGACTTATCGGCTTGGATATACGGAGATGTGCAAGGACGGTTCAAAGATGGGTATCGGTTGTCCTGAGTATGTCCTTCTTTTCCGCAAGCTTCCTTCCGACACCTCACGGGCCTATGCTGATTTGCCGGTGACAAAAAACAAGAGTGAATATTCATTGGCCCGTTGGCAGATAGACGCTCATGCAAGCTGGAAATCATCGGGTAACTCCCTGTTGAGTTACGAGGACATGAAAGGGGCCGGCATTGACAAGATACGCCATCTATTCAGGAACTACGAGCGTGGGCACGTCTATGATTATGAGGAACACGTGTCATTTGCCGAAGAGCTGGAGGCATATGGAAAACTGCCAAAGACATTCATGGCCGTTGACCCGGTAAGCAAGAAGCCCTGGATATGGGATGATGTCACCCGGATGCGCACGCTCAATACTAAGCAGTCGCAGAAGAAACGGCAGAACCACATCTGCCCTTTAAACTCGATATTGTTGAAAGACTGATTGAACGGTACTCAAACAAGGGTGAGTTGGTGTTTGACCCCTTCGGAGGTATCGGCACTGTTCCATATTGCGCTATCAATCTGGGGAGGAAAGGTCTGTCTACCGAACTCAATTACGACTACTGGAAAGATAGTCTTTCATATCTGTATGAGGCAGAGATGGAGGTCAGCGCACCCACATTGTTCGACTTAATGAATGATGCCGTATGAACATTCACCAGATAGTTCCCCGTTCGGATTGCACCTCCTTCGCCAAGTGCGGCAAGCACTCACTTGCCTATTGCAGGAGGTACGGTGCGTCCGAATGCGGACCATGTGAAATCGTGAGGAGGAAACCCCGTAACCGGGTGGTGGTTGACGGAGTGGAGCGTAAACTGTGCACCCGTTGCGGTAGAGCACTTCCATTATCCCGGTTCTTCGATAGAATAGCCCGTCGTAACGGTAAGGAATACCATCTGAAAGCGTCATGGTGCAAGATGTGTATGGCAGAGGTACAGAGCGAGCGGAATAGAAAAAGAGAAATGAATTGAGATTAACGTGTGCAAAAAGAAGCCATTTCTGCACATGAAGTATTAACACGAGCGGAAACCGGTGGCTTTTGCTCATAACTGAATAGTAAGGAATTATGCAATACATATTAACAGAACAAGAATATAGAGCTTTAACCCCTATTAGTGAGGTAGATAAACTCAAAGAAGATGTACAGCTTCTGAATGAAAAAGTTATGGAGCTTAGTGAACATCCATGTGGGAGTGATGCAGATTATAGAAGCGTAACTTTTTATTGTGATGATTGCCCGATTGGTGCATTTGGTACTGGTACTTGTACAAAGAGACAACAATATTCTAAATAGTTATGAGACAGACAGTAGAAGAAGCGGCAATGAACTTTGCCAATTATGAATCCAATAATTTAGATAAACTGCCTTTTAAGGTAAAAAATGTGGTCGATTATGACAATGGGCTGACGAGAGTTTTCAAGGCTGGTGCTGAATGGCAGGCAAAGCAATCACCGTGGATAAGCGTAGAGGATGCAATACCTAACGAACTAGCAAAAGGCATGTGTCAAGTGAAATATGTTGATGGTAGTATTGATGAAATGGCAATGCGAGAAGTGAATAAATGGATATATCCCTACATCAAGACTGGATATGTTACTCATTGGAAACCTATCCCCTCATTCGATGAGATACTCGAAGCAAACAAGGATGTACTGGAACGGATTAAGGAGAAAGGAGATTGATTATGGAAAAGAAAGTAAAATTGTGAAATAGAAATTAGAAGTATATTACCAAACTTGGATTCAATATATTATGGACATTTAGTAAGGACGAATAGCTCTATGTGCATGTATTTACAGCATATTAGCAGGCCGCCAATCAACAGCATGAACAAACTACATAAAAGAGGAATTGTAAAACTGAGTATGTAGTTTGCTGAACAGAAATATCTATTCCAACCTTTTTTCCTTTCTCCTAAGTCTTCTCGTATGAGTTTGGCAGTTATAGAACTTCTGTCCCTGTATTTGAGTGTTACTTCCAACGCTTTTCTGATTTTAAGGAGTGTACAACAAATAAATGCTGATATAATAAAGCCTAAAAAAGATAATATTATCAGTATAGTTAATTTATATTCAGCTTGGATAGCATCTCCTAAGAAAATAGCGACTTCTATACTTAGAAAGAGGGTAAAAAACAAAATGAAGTAGTTAAATCTGGCATAAAATATATTCTCTATATGCTTTCTTTCTTCCTCTATTTCTACTAATCTGTGTGGTGCTACAAAATACTTAGATTCATCCGTTTCAGTTTTCATTCGATTTGAGATTAAATTTTTCCGCAAATGTAAATATAAAAAATAATTTATGAAAGCAATAACCATAAAACAACCTTGGGCATCCTTGATAGTCCACGGTATTAAAGACATTGAGAACCGAACTTGGCCGTGTCCTAAGAAATACTTAGGGCAGAGGGTGCTGATTCATTCAAGCGCCGTCCCCGTGGAAATGATTAATCCTAATAGTGTATTTACGAAAAGGCAATGGGATAGCTTTTCACTTGGATTCCAGAGTGAGATTATTTGCGGCAATGGATATGTAAATTCTGCTATTATTGGAAGTGTCGAAATTGTGGATTGTGTTGTGGATTACTCTTCCATCTGGGCAGAGAAAGGAGTTTATAACTGGGTACTGGCTAATCCTATCCTTTACTCCAAACCTATTGAGAACGTGAAAGGGAAACTGTCTTTCTGGGACTATTCCGGTATTAAAGAGGTAAAAATTGAGTGTCCGGAATGTGGCAGTATAGAAATAGCTGTCGAAGATTATACGACGGCTCCGTTCCCGACTTATCTGCATCGATGCAACAAGTGTGACTATGTGATTATGGAAAGTGAGTGGAATGTAATAAAGTAGGATATGGAATTTGATTGGTATTGGTTTGTTGTAACAGTTTTGATAATCTGCGTTACTGTATATAACTGTTTAAATAGCTATTGGAAACATAAGTATAGGGACGAGAACAAAGGTGACTGATAGATACAAAAAAAGGCTATCTATCCCAGACAGCCAATCTTTTTTATTAACCTTAAATCTAATACTATGAAAAACACATTGCAAAGGTACGGATTTGTGGGAGTTATGCAAATTACGAGCCTTTGTTCTGCTATCTTATAACATGGTTTAGCAAGCGGATATGTATGTTAACTATTAACGTAATAGATTTATAAAATTAACAAATAGCCAATGAGTAGAAATGAAAATGTCTGGACTGATGCGAAATGTGCAGCCCTTCGAGTTGAGTTCCTTACCAGTCGTGAGGAACTCTTTTTGTATGCAAAAGCCATTTATTTCGCTATGATGTGGGGTAGGGAGGTGAACGAGAAAAATCGGGTTCTTCAGGAAAAGGATAAGTCTGTTAAATAAAAGAAAGAGCCAACCCACGCACGACCATGAATCAGCTCCTCACACGATTATGATGCAAATATACTATTTACTTTTAAAATAATCGTGTTATGGAGTTGGATTTTAACAAAATCATTCGTCTTAAAAAGATTCGTATCGAGAAATCAGAACTTTCAGAGGAAGAAAACGCCTTGACTGCCCCGGTTCTGAAAGACAAGAGCCTTATCCATGAAATCTATAAAATATTTGTTGAGTTATTGAATGAGAGAGGATGCCCACCGAATATTGACAGTGTTACCCAGCGGAAAAAGTTCATTTTCATTATCCTGTATCTGTTTTCTCCAAGCTCGCTTGCCGGTGGGAAAATGGCATCAGGGTTACGTCCAGAAATAGCAAAGGTTCTTGGAGTTCAATCAGAATGTACCATTTCCGACAATTGTGCTGATGTCGTGTTTCTCTATCAGAATTATGGGGATTTCAGTGGAGATATAGAGTATCTTTACACCGAAATCGTAAATCGGTTAAAATTCAAAGGGCTAATCAATTAATGAGCCGGAGTTTAGTGCTCCGGCTTTTCTGCGTTACCTACTTTAATTGGTGGAATTTATGGGGCACAGAACGAAACGTATATTGAGGATTGAGCGGAAAGAATATCAAACCTATTGATATACAAAATGTTATGCAAAATATGAGTGGATGGCTCTGCAAAACGAAACGTTTACGTGGGTTTAATTTGCAGCTACATTTATGTGCTTTTTAGGCATACAGATTTGCAGATAGGTTTAATTGGGTTTACATAAGGCTTACATGGTTGATTCTGGTGGGGGAGTGAGTGGCAGCTGCGGCTGCTTTTTTTGTGCCTGATTATTTGATATAATGCAGCTTAAATTATTCCATATAATAGTTATTTGGTATATTTGCGACAAAATATTATTAGTTATGGCAAAGGTAATACATATACATTTGACACACGGAATAGAAGGAACAAAGCGGAAAGACTGGTATTTTAGTAGTATAACGGCCATTTATACTGTTTTGACGGCAGAACAGGTGGGCGCAACAAAGAATTATCTGCTTCATGCAGGATTATCTGGTAACGGGACTGTATGCACCAAAAAGGCTATAATAAAGCAATCTACGCTCATTTCTTGCGGGCGTAGTGGAAATGTATCAGACGAATAATAAGCGGCTAAAAAGGCAATAAAAACGGCTTTAGAATGATCCGGTGTGGGGAGGTGGTTATACCTCCCCTTTTTTGTGCTTGAAATCGGTCTTTTTTGACGCTGGATATTCAGGTGGATATTCAAAGTGGATATTCACTTTTATAGAACTGGATATTCAAAATAGGGTTTTGGCGGTGTGCGATACAGACATGCTAAAATACCACAATTTTAAAAATACCCCTTGTTTTTTATTTGATAGCCCCCCCCTAAAAACCTATCATTTTTCACGTTTTACTTTTTAAATTCCCCAATATCAGTGCCTTTATGCCCTTATATAATGGTAGGGGAGGGGGATTGCTTGGGAGGGGGACATCATGGGGGATGATAGGGGGTACGCTTCGTTTTCCATCACCGGTGTATGGTAATAGTAAATCCGCCTACCCGACATTTGCAGTACCGGAAATGGGCGCATCCGATACATGTTTTTCCTTTTCGATTGTCATTTGCCGGATTCGTTCCTCTAAGCGTCCGATTTCTCTATCTTGTTCCCTGATGATTTCTTCTTTTTCTCTAATTAAGGCAAGGAGAGAGGATAGTTCGGTTGTTTGTGTTGTTGTAGATGATGTATTATAGTAAATATCACCTTTCCCAGTAAGTAACCAGGTAGGGTTTATATCATTATGTATTTCGATAATTTTCGACACCCATAAACTTGATATATCTGTTCCTTTGCTAATGCATCTTGAAATTACTCCATTCGAGCACCCAATAGCTTGTTCAAGTGCCCTTGTACTGATACCTTTTTCTTTAATTAGGATTGCAATCCTGTCGGAAATATTCGTCATAAGTCGTAAATTATCTACATAAAACTTTTTAGTGTCGAAAATATTCTATATATTTGCAGCGTGTTCAAAAAGGAACACCGCGCCAAATATACGAAAAAGGCATGTGATTAGCGAATTTTAAGGATTAAAGAAAATGAACGAAGAAATAAAAGAATGGCAGACACAGAGCGTGAAGCACAAGGTGGCTTACGTGTTGATGATGGACGGTATCAGCTTCAGATATACCGAAGAGACCGGGATTGTGTTTTCCGCACCTGATTTTTATGTGAAGAACCTTATCCGCCGCCTGATGAGTTGTTACGGCGTGAGTTTGAAACCGATTATAAACGAATTTAAATAAGTGAGATTATGGAAAACAAGAAAATGAGTTGCTGGGATTTTGTATTCAGTTCTGTAAAGACCCATATAGATGATTTGGTAAGACAGGCTGACAAGTACACCAAAGACATGAATGAGGATTTTGAACATTTCTTCTGCTGGTATGCCGAGGATATGTACAAGACGCAACGTGAACTTTCCTGTTACCGTGCCTTGAAGGTGGTTTTATCTGCCGGTAGCCATGATGATGTAAAGTTATACATGGAAAGCAAGATAAACAGTCTGACTGATAGTCTTCTTACCGGAAGCATCCGCAAGAACAGCACCAGTGCGGCTTCAAATTTGGCGCATACGTTGGAACTGGAAGTGAACCAGAAGATACGTGAGAAATTCACTATACTTCTTGGGATTATTGAAAAAGGTGAAAAGGTTGAGGGACAACAGTAAACCCAGCGTGACAACCCGGAAGGCGTTAAGAGACGGGTGACGGTGTGGAAAGACACACGGGAGTGCATGGTTCTTGTGCCGGGGTTCGATTCCCCGGACTCCCCCCAATATTAATCATTAAAACAAGTGAGATATGAACAAGAGGTACATTCACATTACGAAAGCCGACCGCGACTTTATCGCAAAGGCACTCAACGTGACAGAGAAGACTGTTTATAACGCTATCCGGTTTGATGACCGTCGTGGCAACTCCGAACTTTCTGCAAAGATCCGTAAGTTGGCCATGGATCGTGGCGGTATTGTGATGGTTGTTATTCCGGAAATAGAAACTTTCCATGATTATGACAATGTGATGCGTCAGTACTGTCCGAACGGTGCCTTGATAGAGCTTGACCGTAATGATGGTAGCGGTCAGGTAATATTCAAGGGAGAAACGGTGAAGACTTACGAGCATGTGATGGTTGCCGATATTAACCAAATCCAAGCGTTTGCATCGGCATTGAGATAGGAGGCGGCTATGTTGGTGTATTACGGTAACATACAGTGTATTTCTGCACGTGAGCTCATAGATGGCGGCTATATCACCGAATCCTGCTACAGGAACTGGGTGAACCGTGGCCGTATCAAGGTGGTGCGTCGTGGTGGAGGTGCTGCTGGAAATTGCGCGTTGGTCGCCCTCAATAGCCTGCCTACCGAGTGTCTGGAACGGGTGAAGGAAGACAACCCCGGTGGAACAGAGCAGGCACTTCGCCACTGGATACTCTCAAACTATGTGCTGGATCAGGCTGCAGTAGCCTATTTTTTGGATTGGGCTTCTCATTCTTCCAGCAACAGAGCAACAGACGAACTTGCCCGGAAATATGCGGTGAATGCTTCCGTGTTGAATACTTGTATCAAGCTTTATAACAGAAGCAATGATTACCGAAAACTGATGGGTGAAAAATATAACTGGGACATGATGGCCACCACCATCGAGACCCTACGCGAAGACTTTGGTCATGATCTTCCTGCCAGTACCCTTCGTTTCCGCAAGAAAGTGAACGAATATAAGCAATACGGTTATGAATGTTTGATAACCGGAAAATTCGGCAACCAGAACAAACGGAAGGTAACTCACATGGACGAACGCCTGGTGATGAGTTTGAAAGTACTTCCCAACCAACCATACGGCAGTGATGTGCATGAAATGTATCTGTCGTTTGTATGCGGTGAACTGGAAGTATGGGATCTGGAAACAGGAGAGATATTCAATCCGGAAAACTTTACGGATAAGAACGGGGAACCGAAAGAACTGAGCGAAAGCACTATCCGGAACATACTGAACAACCCGGCAAGCCAGCTGCTGATAGAAAAAGCCTTGCGTGGACGTATGGAATTCTATCATGAGCAAATGCCGCACATGCACCGCCATGGTGGTAAGTTCTCCCTGTCACAAATAACGATGGATGACGTGGATTTGCCGCGTCGGATGAAAGGCGGCGAGTATGTGCATGCCTATTATGCTTATGATGTGGTGAGCCAGTGCCGTATCGGGCTGGCCTACGGGCGGGATAAGGATGATGCCTTGGTAGTGGACTGTTTTCGTGATATGTTCCGGCTCATCGAACGCAACGGATGGGGTATTCCAGCCGGTATTGAGGTGGAGCAGCACTTGATGAGCAAGTATAAAGAAGGATTCCTGAAGGCAGGTGAGGTATTTAAGTTTGTGCATTTCTGTGCCCCACAGAACTCACAGGAGAAATATGCTGAAGCTCTGAACGGTGCGTTCAAGACAACCATAGCACATAAGAACCATGAAGCCATTGGCCGCTGGCATAACAAAGGTGCACGGCGGGTGGACCAGAAGAAAGTGAGTGACAGCAGCAACCACACCTGGGAAGACAGAAAGTATTATACGTTTGAAGAGCTTGTGGCGGACGACCGGCGCGATTGTGAAGAATGGAACAATACGCTTCACCCCAATCAAAAGAAATATCCCGGAATGACCCGTTGGGATGTGCTCGTAGCCAAAATCAATCCGACCCTTCGACCGCTTGATAAACTGACCTTGAGCAGATATATCGGAGAAAAGGTAGATACCAGTATTCGTAGAAATTCCACAGTACGTGTGGCAAATGCGGACTGGTGGCTGAGCGGTCCGGAAGTGCTGGAGCAGCTGGAACCAAACAACCGCAAGGTGACGGCTTACTATCTGCCGGATGAAGAGGGCAAGCCTACGGATGTCTTCCTGTACCAGAACGACCGCTACCTTGACAAGGTTCGTCCGGTAGTGACTTACAACCGGGTGATGGCAGAACAGACCGAAGAAGACCGGGTAGCCTATACAGAGCAAAACAAAGTTCTGAGTCATTTCAGCAAATACCTCAATGACCACGCCATCGGAAAGGTGGGAACCGGTACACCGGATCAGCCAACGGATGACCCGGAAGAGGAACTGGAACTTCCCCCGGTGGAACTATCCGATGATTTGCCAGCCGAATTGTCGGCAGATCCGGAATCAGATTATGAATGGCACTCCGGAATAAGCGAGGCAATGAGGGCCATCAGTGACATGTAAGAATAGAATTAGAACAACATTAAAACAGCGTTAGAATTATGATTACAGAAGCGCAAAAACAGAAGATTTTAGCAGCGATAGCCGCCAACCGTGCGAACTATCCCAGTGATGCCAAGCATGCTGCCTCTTTAGCCATCAGTACATCTGTGTACAGTGCAATCAAGAACGGACAGACAGACAAAGCCCTGAGCGATGCCAACTGGATAAGCATTGCCCGCAAATTAGGGGTGAACCTCCGTGGTGAAATGGAATGGAAAGCAGCCAAGACCCCGACCTTTGAATATATAACTGCCCAGCTGGAGTTCTCACAGCAGTCCAGTCTGTCGGGCATCTTGTGCGACATGCCCAATATCGGCAAGACTTTCACGGCACGTTATTATGTGCAAAGCCACAAGAATGCCGTTTATATCGACTGCTCGCAGGTAAAGACAAAATTGAAGTTGGTACGCAAGATTGCTGCAGAGTTTGGTGTGGACAGCAAGGGGAAGTATTCTGATGTGTATGAAGACCTGGTATATTACCTCCGTTCGATGGAAACCCCGCTTATCATCCTCGATGAAGCAGGCGACCTGCAGTATGAAGCTTTCCTGGAACTGAAGGCCTTATGGAATGCCACTGAGCGCTGCTGCGCCTGGTATATGATGGGGGCAGACGGATTGAAAGAGAAAATCAACCGGTCCATAGAATGTAAGAAGGTGGGCTATACCGAAATGTTGAGCCGTTATGGTGACCGGTACAGCAAGGTGACTCCGGATGATGGAAAGGAGCGCGAACAGTTCTTGAACAACCAGGCACGTATTGTAGCCAAGGTAAATGCTCCTGCGGGGGCTGATATAGCCCAGATTGTACGGAAGACATGCGGTGGTTTGAGAAGAGTCTATACCGAGATTGAGAAACTTAAAATGACAGCGGAATAATGAAGCGTGCGTACAGTCCGAAGGAAATAGCCGCCAAGAAATGGGTTACTCTGCCGTGGGATGAGAAATGGAGCAAACCTTTCGGGTTCCCGGCAGAGAACGCTTCGTGGTTCATCAGCGGTGCCAGTGCCAGTGGGAAAAGCAGCTTTGTGATGCAACTTGGAAAGGAACTGTGCAACTATGGGACGGTGCTGTACATGAGTTACGAAGAGAAAATCAACCAAAGCTTCCAACGGCGTATGGGTTATCTGAAGATGAATGAGGTGCAGGGTAAATTTCGTGTGGTGACAGAAGGCAGTCTGGAGGAAGTGATTGCCAGACTGAAAAAACCGAAAAGCCCGAAGTTTATCATCATCGATTCCTTTCAGGTGGCCGGATGGGATTATCCGCAGGCTGTGGAACTGATGGAAACCTTTCCGAAGAAATGTTTCATCTGGATCAGCCAGGAAAAGAAAAGCCAGCCGATGGGTGGCGGTGCAGTAAGATTGAAATATATCTGTGATATGAAGATTCGGGTGGTCGGTTATAAAGCTTATTGTCAAGGACGCGCCATTGGAGACCCGGGAAGCTATTATGTGGTATGGGAAGACGGAATCATTCAAACAAGTAATAATTTACCAAAATGATTATGGATAATAACGAGAAGGCTTTTGAAAGCTACACCGGAACTGAAGTGTTCCAGATACTGCTGGACGGAAATTCCAGCCGGTCCGTATTGGATGACTGGCTGGAGCGAAACATCCAAAGCGACTTAAAAGTGAGAAGAGCGAAAATGCCCGGTCATGTCGTAATAGAAACGGGTGATGTCTTGTTTGCACGTAATGTGCTGATATGGAATCCAAGTTGTAAAGTAAACATTAAAAAGATTTGAAGTGATGGAAAAGAAAGAAGAAAAGAAAGTGTGCTGCATCTGCGGCAAAGAGTATGAGGGCTACGGATACAATCCGTTCCCGGTGAAAGAAGAAGGCTGCTGCTGCCAATCGTGCAACTACAGTGTGGTCGTTCCGGAACGGTGGGAACGGCACA